ATAGGAGCGTGGGAACAATGCGTTGGTCAGATCACATTCGATCGTAACGCGCCTATGTTCGTTGGAATTGACATGGCATTGAAGCACGACAGTATCGCTGTTGTCTGTTGCCAAAAGAACGAAGAAGGCAAGTTTGTAGTTGATTCCAAGATTTGGCAACCTTCAGATGAGGGTGTTGACGTAGTTGAAGTTGAAAACTATCTACGTGAATTACATAACAAATACATGGTTTCAGAGTTTGCCTATGACCCTGCCTACTTCCAAAGAAGTGCGGAAGCATTAGCAGACGATGGATTACCTATGGTTGAGTTCCCCCAAACATCTTCACGCATGATTCCAGCCTGTGGTAACGCTTACGAACTTGTAGTGGGAGCAAAAGTAGTTCACGGCAATTTACCTACGTTCACAGATCAAGTGTTATCGGCTGCACAACGTATGACTGAAAATGGTTGGCGTTTATCTAAAGGTAAATCCAAGAGAAAAATCGATGCTTGTATTGCTATGGTTATGGCATTAGATCGTGCAAACTGGAAACCAAAACCAATGAATGAACCTAGCGTTATTAACATTTGGGATTAAGGAGAAAAATATGTGGAGAGGATTATTGTCAACTGTATTTGAGGTTGTGGGATTTAGTGCGCTTGTGGTAGGCGTTGCGCTATTCTCTGTACCGATCTCATTGATTGTTGGTGGGGCATTGTTAATAGTTGCGGGTGGTTTGTCGGCGTGAGCATTTGGAGAAAAACAGAACAACGTGCTTTGCCTACAAGCATTGATCCGTATCAGATAAGCGCACGACCTGCCGTAAGTAACTGGTCAGGAGAAATTGTTGATGAAATTAGTGCGCTTGCTTCTAGCACTGTTCTCGCTTGTGTTTCTCTTATTGCTGACTCTGTTTCAACAATGACATTAGAAGTTGTTGAAGAACGCGGTTCACGACAAATTGTTATTGAAAAACCATCTTTGTTTGAACGTCCTAATGAGTATCAAACAATGTTTGAATTTATACATCAAGCGTGTGTTCTTATATCAACGCTAGGTGGTGATTACATTTATGCACCTCGTACAGGAGCAGGACTACCAAACGAATTGCTCAACTTTTCTCCACGTCGTGTCAATCCTAAAATGACAAACGAAGGTGACTTGCTTTACAACATCGGTAAACAATCATTTACACGTCAAGATGTAATCCCTGTTTATTGGATGATGTTGCCTGAACACTTGCGACCTATCTCTCCTGTAGAAGCACAGCGAAACATTGTTGGAATGAATCTTGCGATGGACAGATTTCTTGCACAATTCTATGGAGAAGGTGCAACACCATCTTCTGTTTTTGAAACAGACCAACCAATGACTAAAGACACTGCAGAAGTATTGCGTGAAACTTGGGAAGATACACATTGGAAACGTCGTCGCCCTGCTGTTCTTGCTAATGGTTTGAAATGGCGTTCTATTACAACCAGTGCTGCAGATATGCAAATGCTTGAACACCGTGAATCTATTGTTCGTGACATATCACGTGTGTATCGTGTCCCACTTCATTTAATTTCAGGAACAGGCGGTGATTCACAAACATATCAAAATGTTGAATCTGCTGGAATTAACTTTGTGCGTCATACACTTCTTCCGTATATGCGCAGACTAGAAGATGCATTATCAGAACTGCTACCATCAGGGCAACGTGTGCGTTTTAATGCAAATGAATTACTGCGTGGTGATTTAATGACAAGAGTTAGAGCACAACAAGTACAAATCTCTTCAGGAACATTAACGCCCAACGAAGCACGAGCAATTGAAAATCGTGAACCATACGATGGCGGTGACCAGTTTGTTTTGAACTTGCCAGGAGCACCTATGGCTAATGTTCAAGGCGGAGACCAACCAACACTAGGCATAGACAAGGAACCGCCACAATGAAAACAACTGTTGTTACAGTTGGCGCTACGCCAACATTGGTAGTAAATGAAGATGACATTAATAGATATGTGTATCTACAAATAGTTACAAGTGCAACTATTTATATTGGCGATTCTTCAGTAACAACTAATAATGGATTACCTTTAGAAAAACACGCCGCACCTCACGAGTTTTTTCTTCCTTTTAAACAAAAAATGTACGCCGTTGTAACACAACAGGTTGGTACTGCTGACCTGCGTGTTCTGACACCTAATACGGATTAACAAATGCCATACGGAATTAGTAAAACAATGTCTGATTGTGAAGGTTGGGCAACAGTAAAACAAACAGATAGTGGTTACGAAACAATTGGTTGCCACGAAAACAAACAAGATGCAATTAACCAAATGATTGCTGTTTCTCTATCAGAAGAAATGGAACCATTGGGTGATGTGAGTGCACGCAAGAAATACAAAGAAAGAGCGTTGCCAGATAATTACCGTCCTGCATTGGCTGATGATGTTCCTGAAGGTAGAGCGTGTGGAAATTGTGTGTTCTATGACGAAAGAAATCAAGATGATTCAGGCACGAAAGCGTATTGCACTCAATGGGATGAATACGTTGATGGTGCTTACTATTGCAACGCTTGGAAAGGTAAAGAAGAAGAACTAGAAATGGATTCTCGTGCAGAAGTTAATTTATCTGCACCATCTTTTATGAGGGCATCTGCAAGGCGTGGTTTGGAACTGCACGAAGAAGGCTATTCAGGTGATGGTCTTAAACCACAAACAGTTGAAGATGCACGCAAGATGGCTAGCGGTCAAGTCACTGAAGAAAAGTGGCGAAAGATTGCACCGTGGATTGCACGACACATTGTTGATTTAGATGCAGTTGATGGTGACGAGATAACGCCTGGACTTGTAGCAATGTTGTTATGGGGCGGTGGTTCTTCTAAGACAAGTGCTTTGCGTGCACGAAATTATGCAGAAAGAATTGTTGAACGCTTAGAAGAACAACGTGCGCCTGCACCAAAGAAAGACCAAATTTTTGGTTCTAAAGTTAATCCTAAAGGTTCTGCTGAAGGGAAAGAGGGCAACATAGAATTAAGCGACAGCATTGAAAATTCATTGCAAACAAAAGCAGATGAACATAATGCACGTATGTCTGATGAATCAAAACCATCTTGGACACGTGTGCGTGTAGGTTCTTTGCGTTCTGTGTGGCGACGTGGTGCTGGTGCTTTCTCTACCTCGCATCGACCTAACGTGACAAGACAACAATGGGCGATGGCTCGCGTTAACGCGTTTCTTTATTTAGCCGAAAAAGGAAAACCCGAAAATCAAGGGTACGTACAAGATAATGACTTGCTTCACCCTGAACATCCCAAATACAGTGGTACTCGCATGATTGATAATTCATTTGATAACATCTCTGATGTAATGAACACTGAAGAACTTAGAACAACCCAATGGGTTATCTGCGATGAAACAGAGTCACGCCGTATTGCTTATTCCAACTTAGAACTACGTGCAAGTGAAGATGGAACAAAACTTGTCGGCTATGCAGCCGTATTCGATTCACCTTCAGAACCGATGCCGTTTACAGAGTATGTGCGCCGTGGTGCTTTTCAGAAAACACTTAAAGATGGTGCCGATGTTCGGCTACTTATTGACCACGAAGGTATCCCCTTGGCAAGAACAAAATCGGGAACACTTATGTTAGAAGAAGATGAGCGTGGGTTGCGTGTTGAAGCAATGCTTGACCCGATGAATCCCGATGCCGCTCGTGTCATTTCTGCTATGCGTCGTGGCGATATGTCTCAAATGTCTTTTGCATTTAGAACGATTAAAGATAACTGGTCATCTGATAGGGCAGTGCGAGAACTTAAAGAAGTGCAATTGTTTGATGTGAGCGTAGTGACGTTCCCTGCTTATGAGGAAACTGTTGCTGAATTGCGTAAACGCCAAACAGTTGATACCATAAAAGAATCAGACACACTAGCGTTGCGCAAGCGACAACTACAATTAGTGCGCCTGTCTAAATAGCCAAGCCGATAACAAGCCGTCTACACACTTGTTCAATCACTTTGCGTAATTATCCACAACTTTTTACACAAGGAAAAACAAATGTCCTATTCACAAAAATTGGTTGAACAACGTGAGTCCGCAATCGAAAAAGCAGAAGCACTTGTAAAACTTGCCGAATCAGAAGAGCGTTCACTTACCGAATCAGAAGATGCAGAGATTGCATCTGTTCTTGATGAAGTTCGTAGCCTCGATGAACAAATTGCAAAACATTCAGAACTTGAACAGCGTTTCTCTTCTGCAAAAGAAGTACGCAAAGAAGTTGGTCTTGATACTGCACCAGCAGTTGTCAAGTCAGAGCCACGTACTTACACGCAACGCAGTGAGTCGTCATTTATTCGTGACGCATACAATGCACAGTTCAACAATGACTTTGCAGCGAAAGAGCGTTTGTCTCGTCACATGAATGAGGAACGCATTGAGCGTCGTGATGTTACTAGTGCAAACTTTGCTGGATTGATTGTGCCACAGTTCCTCACCGAACTTGCTGCACCATTTGCTCGTGCAGGTCGCCCATTTATGGATGCATCTCGCAAGCACGCACTACCTGCCGATGGTCTTACCATTAGCATTAGCCGTGTAACAACTGGTACAGGTACCGCAGTTCAAACTGAAGGTGCTGCAGTTCAGGAAACCAACATGGATGATACCAAGTTGGATGTTTCTGTTCTTACAATCGCTGGTCAGCAAAATGTCTCACGCCAATCAATTGAGCGTGGAACCAATGTTGATTCACTGGTTATGGCTGATCTTGTATCTTCCTATCACACCAGCCTTGATGCAACGTACGTAACAACTGGTTCAGCATCTTTGACTAACACAATTACGCAGGTGATCACCTACACAGATGCTTCACCAACTGTTGCAGAGTTGTACCCTAAAATTATGGATGGTATTCAGAGAATTCAGACCAACTTTTTTGGTGGTCCAAACTTCATCTTGATGCACCCACGTCGTTTAGCATTTATTCTTGCTGCACTTGATAACAGCAATCGTCCACTTGCACTTCCAACATCTAATGGTCCTCAAAACGCATTTTCTGTTGGTAGCGGTTCTGTGGTCTACGGAAACAGCGGTTACACGATTGCAGGCTTGCCTGTCATCACCGATGCAAACGTAACTACCACAAACGGTACTGGAACCAACGAAGATGTAATCATTATTGGAAACACGCAAGAATCCCACCTTTGGGAAGATGGCGATGGTTCACCAATGATGTTGCGCTTTGAGGAACCTAAGTCAGCCGAACTCGAAGT